GCGGGGCGGTACGCGTTATACCGAGATCGTCAAGGCGCATTTCGGCGTCACGTCGCCGGACGCGCGGCTTCAGCGTCCTGAGTACCTGGGCGGCGGCTCGTCGCCGATCAACATTACTCCCGTTCCCCAGACTTCCCCGACGGGTACGTATGCGAACACGCCTCAAGGTAACTTGGCGGCTTACGGCACGGGTGGATTTAATGGCCATGGATTTAATGCGTCGTTTACCGAACACTGCCTGATTATTGGCATCATGTCGGTTCGTGCGGATTTGACGTATCAGCAGGGTATCAATCGCATGTGGTCGCGTCGTACGCGGTTTGATTTCTACTGGCCGGCGCTTTCGCATATTGGCGAACAGGCGGTACTTCAGAAGGAGATTTTTGCGGATGGTGTTCCTGCGAATGATGACAAGGTGTTTGGTTATCAGGAGCGTTATGCGGAGTATCGGTATAAGCCCTCGCAGATTACGGGCGAGTTTCGATCGTCTTTCCCGCAGTCGTTAGATTCATGGCATTTGTCGCAGGAGTTTGCGACGGCTCCGGTCCTCGATGATGCGTTCATTGTTGAGAATCCGCCGGTTGATCGGGTTATTGCTGTGCCGTCTGAGCCGCATTTCTTGTTCGATTCGTATATTCAGATGCGTTGTACCCGGCCCATGCCGGTGTACGGTGTGCCTGGTTTGATCGATCACTTCTGATCATGGGATTCTTTTCCGGTCTACTGGGTAAGATTGCCGCACCACTGGTTAGTGGTGTTGGCAGTCTTATTGGCGGTCAGATGCAAAACAAGGCATCGGCCAAAGCGGCTGCGGAGGCTAATGAGTTTTCTGCCGAGCAGGCGGATATGCAGCGTTCATGGGCGTCAGCTGAGGCGCTGGCTGCTCGTCAGTTCAATGCAGCTGAGGCATCGCGGCAAATGGCCTTTCAGTCTGAGGCTAATGCCAAGCAGATGGCTTTCCAGGAAAGGTTGAGTTCAAGTGCCCATCAAAGGGAAGTGGCGGATTTACGTGCAGCCGGTCTCAATCCCATTTTATCGGGAACCGGTGGAATGGGATCTTCTTCGCCTGCAGGGGCTACCAGTTCCGGCGCCTCTGGTCATGCGTCCGCGCCTGGTGGTGCGTCGGCGTCTGGTCAAAAAGCCGATGTTGTTAATGTCCTCGGTACAGCTATCTCTAGCGCTGTGAGTTCTGCGCTGGCGGCTAGCCAGATCGGCAAGCAGACGGCTGAAGAGGCGGATATTCGGTCGCAGACGAAGTATCGGGACACGTCTCAGGTTGCGCTTACGGATGCTCAGATTGCGTCTCATGTGGCCGATCAGATGCTTAAGTCTGATCAGGCGGCCCTTACCAGGGCCCAGACTGAGCGAGTGGTTCCCGAGATTAAGGAGCTTTATTCCCGTATTTTCCTTCAGGGTAAGCAGGCGGTCGAATCTCAAGCCAGGACTAAAAAGGTTTCGGAAGAAACCGCGGCTTTGGAGATTGACCGTTTTGTGCGCAAAAAGGTTATGGATCTCGAGCAGGGCGATATCGGTGGATATATGAAGAACGTGCCTATTGATGTTGTTAAGGGTACTCTTCTGTATTTGCTTCGTGGTCGTGTTGATTAATTATTGGAGGTTTTCATGTCTGGTTCAATTTGTTCTCATCTTCTCATCAATGAAACTCCGTTCCAGGCGGTTCGTCAGCCGTTGCGGGACGTTAGTTTAAAGTTCCCCGCTGATTCACGATGGACGAAGCAATGCTTCAAGGAAGAGTCCGATATCAATTCGATTATGGCTCGTTATCAGTCCACCGGCGAGATCCCCAACCTCGATGTTCGTGCTCCCCAGTACCTGGATGCGACCGGGATGGACTTTCAGTCCATGCAGAACCAGGTCGTTGAGGCCCGGGCGTTGTTCATGGAGTTGCCGTCTAAGTTGCGGACTCGTTTTGCCAATGATCCTGGTGAGTTTTTGGCATATGTTGCAGACCCTCAGAATCACGCGGAGATGCGCGAGTTGGGTCTGATGCATAAGGCGGTATCGCCGGCGGTTGAAAAACCGCAGGAAGGCCCCTCGGCCTGAGTGGTAGCGTTATCCATCATCCTCCCCGAGTCTACGGGGAGGCTGTGGGTAACGCGGTGATTCGAAAGTTCTTGACAGATCGCCTAGCACAGTTGTATTCCTTGTTCTTAACTGTGCTAGGTGACACCAAATCGATGAAAGTTGCGATTCTTACCCTGTTCCTGTCTGGATGCGGCACCCTCCAGCTGTGTATTGGAACTTGCGATGTGGTGTCTAAAAAAGGAGTTGATCATGAAGCGACACAAAGTCAGTAGTGGCAAGTCGAAGGCTATGTTCTCGGCTAGCGCGTCGAAGACGCACCGAAAGAACGTGCAAGGTAATCCGATGCGCGGCGGTATCCGTCTGTGATCGATGCCATGTCTAAGCCCGATTACTGTTCCTAAGAAGGGCTATGTTGACCTCCGTGTCCAGGTTGCGTGTGGGCAGTGCGTCGGCTGTCGAGTTGATCGTACCGAGGACTGGACTACGCGGATCTTGCACGAGGTCTCTACCCACGAGCTCAACCAGTTCGTTACTCTCACCTACGATGACAAACACCTTCCGGCTAATGGGTCTCTGGTGAAAGAGGACTTCCAGAAGTTCATGAAGCGTCTGCGTAAGCAGCATGGGAAGGTTCGTTATTTTGCCGTCGGTGAGTATGGCGACCAATTAGGGAGGCCTCATTACCATGCGGTCCTATTCGGCATTGACTTTGCGGACAAGCGTCCGCATTCGAAAAATGAACACGGCGATCAGCTCTATACGTCGGATACGCTTGATCGGATCTGGGGTAAAGGACATGCCTTTTACGGCAAGGTCACTGTGCAGTCTGCGCGTTACGTCGCTAAATACTGCATCAAAAAGGTCAATGGCGAGCTGGCTGATGACCATTACGGATCGCGTATCCCCGAATTTGCTGTCATGTCACTCAAGCCCGGGATCGGGCAGACATGGTTTGATCGGTTCGGCTCCGACGTCTATCCCTCGGACTTCGTTGTTCTGAATGGCAAAAAAAGGGCCCCGCCCCGTTTCTACGATTCCAAACTTCCTGAGAAGTAACTTGCGGCGGTCAAAGAGCGCCGGCTGACTGCGGTACAGCGTTACAAGGCCGATCAGACTCCTGAAAGGCTTAAGGCGCGCATGGAATGTCTCCAGGCGCGTATCTCACTAAGAAAAGGAAAACTGTAATGTCTAAGCTCGTTTGCTCCGTGTATGACATCAAGGCGGAAGTGTTCTCTCAGCCGTTTCTCGCCATCAATAAGGCGACTGCCGTTCGTGATTTCGAAGCGGCGTGTATCGATATGAATTCTGTCATCGGGAAGTTTCCCAATGACTATGAGTTGTGGATTGTTTCTACCTGGGACGAGGTCAAGGGTGAATATGACTCGTCGTTTGTTCGTGAGTTTGTCGGCCGTGGTTCGGCCTTTGTGAAGGAGTAGTGTATGAAATCGGTTATGACGCATCAGTTTTCGCAGGTTCCGAAAGCGGAGATTCCGCGTTCGAGCTTCGATCGGTCGCACGGTTACAAGACGACTTTCGACGCGGGTTTGTTGATTCCGTTTATGGTCGACGAGGCGCTTCCTGGTGATACGTTTAACGTTCATGCTACGGCGTTGGCGCGGCTGGCGACGCCGATTGTCCCGATCATGGACAACATGTACCTGGACACGCAGTTTTTCTCTGTGCCCATTCGCTTGGTGTGGGACAACTGGCAGAAGTTTAACGGTGAGCAGAAAAACCCGGGAGATTCTACTGACTATGTTATTCCTCAGCTTGTGGCTCCTGTTGGTGGTTTCGCTGCTCTTAGCCTGGAAGATTATTTCGGCAGCGCACTGGTAAAATAGTCGTGACGCTTGCCACGACGAAGAAGCTGATACGACGCAACCGGATCGGGCCCATCACCAGTCGGAACAGGCACCGAATCCTGCAAATTCTGGTCTCGATACCACTCGTTCCAAATCAAATTGTAAGCACGATGGAACAGAGCGCTAACGCTAATGCCAGCGACGCCAGTAGGCAGACCGAAATAATCTTCCAGGCTAAGAGCAGCGAAACCACCAACAGGAGCCACAAGCTGAGGAATAACATAGTCAGTAGAA